TTCTTCAATAGTTTCTGGATGAGAGAAATAGAACACTTTCAAATCGTCACGTAATTTACGAGCTTCTCTGAATAATTCCACCATATCTCTAGCCATAATACTAAATTTAGTGAAACCAACTTCTGTTGCTCGTGACACAATATTAAAACCCATGATGTAGTTTGAATCCTCAATCACAATGTTCTTAATGTGTGGCGCTTTCTCAGAGATTACATGTAACAATCGAGTGATCTCGACTGCGTCATCCACCTCTTTGTAGTTCTTCTTCTCTGTGTTGTACAGAGCTTCAGATCCTTTGAACGGTAACTCTTTCTTTGCTACGTTAATAATGTAGGTTTCTTCTGGGTTCAGGTGTTTGATTGATGTTGATTTACCTGTACCAGTGGATCCGACGATCCCAATTAATTTGCTTGCCATGTTATAATATTTAGTTGTTTATTTATACTCTAAGTTACTAAATTCCAGGGACATTAACAACCTTAATTTTGTCTTTATCAAAGAATTCTAGTGACTTATTTAACCACTTTTCCTCTACTGCCTCATTGGTGGAAATGATATAAATCTGTGCTTTCTTGTCTGGATTATTGTATTCCATAGCCATGCACCTATTCACCTTTTGAGCTAGATTCTCAGCGTTACTGTCAAAGTAATTCAAAATCACTTTGTTTAAAGGTTTGTATGTTACACCTGTATTACCAATCTTTACAACAGCCATATGGTTTCCTTCTCCTTCTGTAAACTTTTTAAAGCCCTCTTTGTCAGGCGATTTACTATGGTGTGAAGGTATACCTAAACTATCTGCAGCATCAGTAGTACCACAAAACACAAGTATACGTTCTTCTTTATACTTGTTTAATATTGCCTTAGTCATGTTTAACTTAGCAATACTTCCTTGGACGATTCTCATTCTCTTCAGGCGTAACATCATTGTGTCTTTACCCATAGAGCTAAGTTGATCAATCACCCAACTACACGCGTCAAAATGTTTCTTCTCTGTCCTGGCTTTACCTTTAACGGTTTGAACTATCTTATTGTCCAAGGGAACCTTGATTATTGTTATTTGATAGTCAACAATAACTCCTTCTGCAATAGCTTGCTCAATAGGATAGTGTGCTAATACAGGAAGCTGTAATCTCATATCAAGCTCAGACTCTGTTAAACTTGATAGAGTGCCTGTTAGTCCTAACACTTGATGATTGATTAATGTCAAATCATACAAAGCATCAATCTGTGCATCACTCAACAAGTGTATCTCATCAATGATCACCACATCATAATCATTGTTTACATGTTTATGTAAAGATAGGTGTGTTGTATACGTGATGTTTGAATTGTTGTATTCTCTTGCTTTGAAATCCTGTTCCCAAGAATCCTTGATTTTAACATCAGGATAGGCGATTATGATAGATATATTTGAATTCATTTTTTCCAAAATGTTAATTGTTGTATATATCTTACCAAATCTTGGACATAGATTTAGGATACCCCATTTCTTATCTAACCATATGTTAGCAAACTCTTGTTGTCTTTGATCTCTTAAACTCATGATAAAAAGAATGATTTATTAACTATAGATTGATAATCAGACTCAGTCATCTCTTTAAGTCTTGGTAGTTCTTTGAACATACCTATTTGACCTAAGAAACCTAAACCGATTCTAACATCATCCTCACCATAGCTATTTTTGATTAATCTTAAACTTCTAAAATACTTAGCACCATATTCATCTTTAAGCTTATCTAGTTGATAACCACTAGGGTCTTCCACTTTATATCTCATAGGATCAAATAATGCCACTACAACATCAGCATCGTTCTGTGTAGATGAACTATCAGCAAAGTCTTCTAGCTGCGGTTCTACATCACCATTCTTAATCCTCATAGGACTAGAGATGTCACGATTAAACTGACTGACAACAACAGGTGTATATCCAAAGAAGTCACGAGCATATCTCAGCTCATCTGACATCTTGTCAATAGACGCTTTCTTTGTATTATAATCTTTGGTAGTCTTTAACAAACCAATGTGATCGATAATCACCATAGTGATGGTGTTATCATGATTAGGCTCATACACTCTATTGTATTTATCCACCTCATGTATTACACCATTCTCTTCAGCATGTTCTTTCAATTGTTTTGCTATGCCCACTGGGTTCTCTGGACCATCAATGATTGTAATCACTTCTTTCATATTACCAATGTAATCTTCATATGTTAGAAATAGATCGTGCTCATCTTTAGTCATCTTAGATGTCCAGCCCAATAGTTTAGGCACAGGTATAATCATACCATGATCTAGAAATATCTTTCTACTAACCCACTTTGCAAACTTGTATGTTCTACTACGCTCCATAGATCTATATATAATCTTTAGCTTAATATCTGTATTATTAGCCTTAGAAATATACCAATCAAATGGATTGAGAACATATGCATCATCAATGAAACTAGTCTTACCTGAACCAGTTAAGCCACCCACCAATGTGTACATAGACTTACGAATACCAATGTATCTATTCAATCTATCAAATCCCATAGGAATACCATTATTCCTACCATCAAGTCCATTCTGAACTTCTTTTGCCAAATCTTGAAAACTCATATATCTGTCCCTCCTGCTGGTTTAGTTGATTCTTTAACTGTTATACCTTCTCTAACCAGTTCAATGAATGGTTCAAAGCTACGTTGTGTAAGATATGTCAAACTGTTCTGCATGTATTTTAGTTTGTTCTCATTATTCTTTACAGAGTTTTCTTTCTTCTGTAAGATATCAAACTCTAATGCAGCTATTAGATCATCGGCTGTATATTCTCCTTCTGATAGAATAGCATTGAATTTAAGCTTACAGTTTTCTATGTCTCTACGTAATGCTCTAGTACCTGCAAATGTTTTATCTTTGTGTTTGAATGTATCAGTGCCTGGAAAAGCTTTCCACCATCTTTCAAAGTCTTCACTAGCAGGTTTTTTCTTAAGAACTGTTTTCTCTGTTGGAGCTTCTTCTTTAAGAAACTTAAGAACGTTTTTGCCTGTTAATGTTAGTTTGCCTGATTCAGATAGTAAACCTTTACGGTAGAGTCCTTGATACAACATTTCTAGTTTAACGTTTCCATTACATGCATCTTTTAAATCATGGCCTTCCTCCACTAGTTTGAGGAGAAAGACCATGTCTAATGTAAAACCATTCTTGAGTAGCTCTTTAAAATGATAGAGCGTCAATTTTACGTTCATAATTTCTAATTATTCTGTGATCTATTTTAGCAATTAAACTTTGAGGAATGCACACATTAATCTTAGCCCTCTCTTGTAGAGATTCTAGATCTTTTAAATGAACTTTATCGCTCATAAAAGCTTCAATTTGAGCGATACCTGGGTCATTTAGTGAGCGATAAAATAGCTCCTTCTCCTCTTGCAAATATACTAAATCCTTGAGATTTTCCATCTCATAATCCTCAATATGTATCATTATTCTGTATCATTATAACGTTCGTACTCTCTAAACTTTGGATCTAATGTTCTTCCTTCATTGTCCCAAAATGATTGACAATAATAGGTTCCCTCTTCACGAGGTGATTCAGTAAAGAACGATTGTCTAAACTGATTCTGTGGTGCTGTGTGCCTGTAGCACGTAAACTTCATAGGACATTTCATGTCCCTACACATTGTTATATCAGCCATTGCTTTGTTGTTTAATTAATAACATAATCTCTCTAGTTAAAGAACCTGCTGTTTTAGTACCATCAAGATTCCAACGTATAATAGCTGTTTCTATAGCACTATATAATTCATCTTCCATATTAGTAAACACTTAAAGGTTCTACAATTTCTACTTGTCTCTTACCAAAGTTATCAGTATACTCAACATGATATTGTTGAAGGTTTGCTAATGATGCTATAACAACTACCTTCAATGAGTCTGGCTTTAGATATACAACATCACCTACTTTATACTTCAATGTAGGTTTTGGTTTCTTTGCATCTTCATTTATGAAGTGAATAGCTCCCCAAATAAATAACCCCAATAACACAATCAATAATATTGCTCGTAGTAATTCCTTTCTATATTCAGTCATTGTCTTGTTGTTTAGCTATTTCTATTAATTTATCAATACAAGCATTCTCTGCTTCTTCGTAGGTTTTAAAATCTATATAACCATCAATGCGATTAAACTTTATTTTTATTGAAAATGCAAAAGATAAATCATCTTCATATTGCCAAATATCACATTGAGAATCATACTTCTCCCTAAACCATCTAAATACTTGTTGTTTAAGTGGAGCAGAAATATACCCATCTGATAGTCCTGAATACATAACACCATAATTAGTGTACATAGTATGTTCACCCTTTACATCATATAATGATGCTTGATTACCAAACCATGGTGTAACATCAAACCCCAATTCCTTTAAGGCTAATGCTTGCTCGTATGTTACAAATTCTTTATTCATTTTCTTGTTGTTTATAAGTTTCGTTATAAATATCTTCAATTGGTTTTAGTAGAACTACATTTCCATCATAATCACCACAAGCATTATCTAAAACTATTTGAGCAAATTTTATCATCTGCTCTTTTTCTATTTTTTCAGCATACTCAATACGTAGTAACCAATCAAATATACTCATATTCAATCTTGCAGTTTTGAATATATATTCTACTGCTCTTTCTTTATCTTCCATTTTTATGTTTTAGATTATAATTTATTTTCCACTCTGGTTTGAACTGATTAAATGAATAAAATCCACTAGGAGAGAAACGTGCTATTAGTTTCTTATTACATGCTTTACAATAATATGTTACAGCAGAAGAGTTGCCTGTTCTATCAAA